ACCGTTATGATGTTCGATGGACTTCATCACATCTACAAGTGCACCCTCGGGCTTAACGAAGTCCATAACGTAACCAGGCGGCTGAACGAATCCAGCCTCCTCATTGGCCCTAACATTTTTCACAAGCTCAACAGCGGCATCGCGGTCAGCATCATTATAGCCGGGTGGTAAGGCGACTCGCGGAACACCGAGAGCGTGACGTTCCTTCTGAATAGCATCAATCTTGTACAGGTGATCTTTGTAATACCAATGCTTATATGCAGTTCGCAAGATTGGCTTACCAGTAACATCACCACCACGCTTATTGAGCGTGAAGATAATCAGCTTCTCGATGGGAATAGTAACTTCCTTACTTCTACCCGTCGAGTCAATAGCTACCTGCACTACACCAGCAGGCCCACCATTATCATCATACAAGTATTCCTTGATTGTGGTGGGATGCCGTGTTGCGAGCTTACGCAGCATCGTATACTTACGACGATTGGCACCGCCTCTATTGGGTGACCACTCGCGTAGCTCGTACACTGGCTCAAGCATACTATGGCCGAACTCGAAGAACCGAAGGATATCATCGAGTACCGTCAAGAACGGTACAGTCATACCTTCTGTAAGATTGAACCGAACAAAGTCGGCAATCTCAATGTTCTCTTGTTCACCATCGTAAGGCTCTACAAAGAAGTCAGCTCCCATAACGGGAGCCTTGCCTGCACGCAACGATACGTCAACTGCCGAGTCGTTCATCGACATACGCTCGTACATCATGTATGCAGACTGACGTGTCCCGAGTTGGGGAACAACGTCACGCAGAGTAATAGGTGTAGCCGACCCTAGTTCACTCGTTGCGTTGGCGGGAGTGGGTATACTCCCTTTCGCGCTTAACGAGGTTCCAGACTCTCGCCGTCGCGCATCCCCCATACGGGGGATAAGCGCCATTAGTACTCTATCCTAGAGTCGAGAGTTATGTTCATTCTGTTCTGGAAGAACGTGGCGGCTTCCGTCTTGTGTCTATCACGGTACACGTCAGCCAAGCTTCCATACCCGGAGCGAAGAACCATGTATTCAGAGAAGAAATAGCGTAAGGCATCAGGACCGTGGTCATCGTAATCATGCTGCTTCTCTGTTGAATTGCGCCCATCGCGTCCTTCCGCATAGCGCAGCTGATCCATCTGTCTTGTGAGATTTACGCACGAAGGATCAATAGTAAGACCAGCCTTACCATCAGGATGGAGCTTAAGTGCACGCCTTACAGCCTCTACACCTAACACCCATCCTACAGGTGTGGCTTCAATGTTACCAAGGACATTACGCAAAGTAGCGATTTCGTCGGCCCCACGTGGGTCACCGAACATAGCATCGACGTGGAATCCTTGTGGGTTCTTCCTACGTAGTATCGCATGACCATGCTCATACGTTGAGAGTCCACTTATCTGGTACTCCCGCCAGACATAGACATTATCTGACGGATCGACCATAATGTCAAGAACAACGAAGGGATCAACATACCCAAAGTCCATCGCCCAGAAATTTCTCCAGGCAGGATTGTATTCGATAGGCCGGACGTGATGCTTGAAGTTGAAGTCCGTGTAAATCTTACCCTCGAAGGCAGTAAACTCCGCAGAGTATTCCTGTAAGAAGTGTGCCTTCGATACGGTAGCTTCGATGCGAATGATCTCAGGGTCAAACCTACCTCCAGGATACTTATTAACATTCATCCAAGTAGGCATCTGCCAAGAGTCATAGTCCTTCATCTCTGGCATTTGTCCTAACTGCCAAAGACCCTGATACCAGTTGAATCCTCTCGGCGTGCTAGGAAACAAAGCAAAGCCTCGCTCATCTGACAACGCCGGCTCAACAAACATTTCCCACGTGGTGTGCCTATGCAATGCGGACTCTGACATAACGACTCCATCGAGTCCTTCGCCGACAAGTGAATCCGGCCTATCCGCACTTACAACCTCCAAGATACTATTGATCGGCCTCGGCATCTGAATTCGCATGTCACCTTGCTTAACATTGTTGCTGAACTTCACACCAGGGATTCTCAGCTTATGCACAATGTTATTGAGAACGACACGGAACTCTTTCTCACCAAGGCGATATGTCGGACCGACGATCCAATACCGAGTGTCCGGTGTAAACAGATAGGCGGTGAGTTCGTTACCGGCCCAAAGACTCTTACCGAATCTACGTCCACAGCAGGGTACTAAGAACCTGCTCTCGGACATATGCATCGTCCACTGTTCTGGACGTGGTGAATACTCTAGCTGTTCAAACAGCTTTGACCGTTCTACGATCGGGGCACGTCTCATGTACTAAACCGCCTCTACATTAAACGTAACTGGTCCAAGCTTAGGAACCTCACTACCCGCTTGCAATGTGAGGTATAGCCGGTAAATATTGCTCGGCCAGTTACCACCTACCGTCGTGTCAACGAGACACTTGGCAACGAGCTTGTTATCTGTGTCAATCTCGGCAGCCACGTTAGTCTGCTTAAGCGTATCGTCCGGAGCGTATACTGAGAACGTAGGACTAAGTGGACCAAGATCAATTACGTCCTCTAAACGATCACCGATCGTAACAAGCATATACTCCTTGCTGCCACTAACGATGGTGTAGTGCATTATTCCACCTTTGCTCTAGGTGCCGATGCCCAATAGAACCAGCGCGGCATGATCTTGTCAAGTCGCCATCTTTGTACGATGCCTACAGCCTGCCATCTAGGTTCTGCCGTTATGAACCAACGTGGTGCAAATGCAACGATGTAGAAGATACCGACTAGCGCCGGGATGATCTGGTACTCAAAGCTCGACGGCTGAATGTCGATGTATACCGTAAAGGCGTCAGTACCGATAAGCACGTCTGAGGCGGCGGGCGTTATTATCAAACCCACCACAGCAGAATCGGCGAGTGTAACCTGTTCAGCCGACGTAACACGTATGTCGTAGTAGACCTCTGCGGCGTCTATCGGCAGGAACGTTTCTACCGTCGATATGGTGTCTATGTCAATAGCGACCGTATTGGCATCTACACCTGCGAACTGCTGGGAGTCGCTTGTCTGTATGTCATAGTACACAGTCGCGGCATCGGTAGTTTGCTGACTTGCTGTTTGACTGTCAGTTCCCGAAGGCTGTATGTCTACGTAGACTTGTGCCGCTTCAAGCGCGCTAAGTATGTCAGTCGCCGATGCAACAATGATAATCGGTACCGTGTTGGTATCGGAACTTTCTCGTGCTTCTGTGGTGGTCGTTTGAATGTCAACTAGGACCGTACTTGTATCGGAGTAATCGTAAGCGTCTGCGCTAGTGAGGCTAATGTCGTAATAGACCTGTGCGGCATCAACAAGCTGTGCAATGTCGGCTGACGTGGGTGTGATGACAACAACACATGTATTGGCATCTACGCCGGCGAATAGCTGTACATCGCTTAGCTGAATGTCTACGAGGATTGTTGCAGCATCTGTCTTATCTGCGCTAGGTTCATCAACACCGCTTGTCTGGATATCGACATAGACCTCGAGCGCATCTACGAATTGTGCGATATCCGTTCCGGACGGGCTAATGACAATTACACACGTACCTGTGTCGGTAATCTCCCGAAGCTCTGCCGATACGACTTGTATGTCCACGTACGGCGATGCTGCGTCTGTAACCTCTCGGAGTTCTGTGGCGGTTGTTTGGATATCGACGTACACCTGCGCCGAGTCTACGAACTGGGCGATATCGCTTGTCGCAACAGTGATAAGAATGGGCGTAGTACCGGCATCGATCCATATTGCTAGGTCACTTGTGGCAACTTGGATATCGACCAGTACCGTGTCGCTGTCGAGAAGTACGTGTTCCTGTAGCTCAGTACCGCTAGCCTGGATATCTACATAGACTTCTCGAGCATCGATAAAGTCCGCTATGTCAGTTGCGGAAGGTGTAATGACGATCGTACAGGTATTGGAATCTATACCTTCAAAGACCTGGGTATCGGAAAGCTGAATATCTACAAGCACCGTGGCGGTATCTGTAATCTCCCGCTGTTCTGTGGCGCTTGTGTCAATGTCAACTACAACGGTTGCAGCGTCGGTAACTTCGCGCAACTCCGTTGCACTAGGTGTGATGGTAATAGGCACCGTGTTGGCATCGACGGCTTCTCGAATTTCTGCACTTGCGACTTGAATGTCAATATAGACCTGTGCGGAGTCTACGGCATCGAATACCTGTGTGTCGCTGAGCTGTATGTCTACGAAAGGTGTGGCGCTATCAACGAACTGTGCCGTGTCCGTGGCGGACGTTTGTATGTCCACCAACACTTCTGCACTGTCAACCAGTACCGCAATGTCACTGGATATCGCCTGAATGTCAACGTAGGTTTGATCGCTATCGGTGACTTCACGGAACTCCGTGCTGACTACTTGAATGTCGATTAAGACTGTGGCAGCATCAGTAAGAACAACAGCAGCACCAGGCGCAAAGGAACCACCCGCTGTACGGATGATCGGATACTTACGGATGCCGCGCCGGTACCTCACCAGCGACTCCTATCTTGAATCGCTATTCCGCCTACGATCATCGGCTGACGGATGAAAGGTGCAGTTGCTCCGATTTGTCCGTACACATCTGTACCGCTGGCTTGAATGTCGATCAATACTGTTGCAGCTTCTGTAGTTTCCCGCAGTTCCGTTCCGGAAGGTGTGAGTGTAACGGGGACTGTCGCAGTATCCGTTACTTCGCGTAGTTCTGTACCGGAAGGAGTAAGCTTTACTGATGGAATTGCGGCATCTGTGTATTCCTTCGCAGGGAATTCAGTTCCGCTTGTCTGTATGTCGATAAGTACAGTTGCTGAGTCTGTAACCTCACGTAGCTCGGTAGCGCTTACGGACAATGCCATAGGAACAGTACTACTGTCAAGCGCATCAAGTGTCTCTGTACCACTTGCCTGAATATCTACTGACGCAGTTGCGCTATCTGTATAGGCACCTGTAGCTGCGGGCGCAACTGCCAGAGTCCATGCCCCCACACTAACTCCGGTGGGTGGATTGAAGTTCCACGAAGGTGGATCTTCGGACGATGTTCCTGTAGTTGCCTTCTCGGCGCTACTGACTGTTTGTTTAGAGTTTGCCGATCCAGAACCAGCAGAAGTTGCTGTTTGTAGATTGGTATAACCCGTTGGTGTTGTCGTTGTTGTATAGGTGTTGGTACTATTCTCGAATAAAATCCAGAGCCAGTCCTTTGTAGAGCCAGGTGAGAAGCTAGCAGCATCAATCGAGGTTGCGGCAGCAGTAGTTTCAGTTGATACTGCCCAATTCGCAACAGCATCGGCTCCGGTGATTCGATAAGTAATCGATGCCCACTTGACAGAGCCACCTGTCCACGTTACAGATACTGACGATCCTTCCGTTCCATCAGCGTCACGAACGTAGACAACCATGTGATTGTTCGTAGCCGCAGGAGCGAAGTCGTAGTCTACTATCTTCGTCCAACCACTAGGCGTAGAGAACGCTGAACCAGCATTTACACCCAGGAGAATCAGTAGCTTGTCACCATTGGCAATACTTGCGGGCAGGGGAATAGTTGCGCCGTTTGTCGTACCGCCGCCGGTATTGTTACCCGCTACTGTTGCTGCTGCCATCTATTTTACAAATAGAAAGTAGTCTTTGCCATGACTAGCGCACCCTTGCCAGCCTTGTTCTCTTGGATGACCCAAATCTCGAGATATCCAGTATCGCCAGGTGAAGTAAGTGCCGTAGAAAAACAACCTGCTGTGTCAATAGGGACTTCTACTTCGAGATAATACGTAACGTCACCTTTTGGATCGCCAGTGGGATACCACAGGAAGTACACGTCGGCATCTCCTGCGAGGTAACCACAACCATTTACGGTTGTTCCATCCCAGGTCACGACATTACCGTGGCGTCCAGCATTAGCAACCGGAACGAGTAGTAGCGCAACGATAGCGATTAGCAAAACGCGCGTTCTCATTTCTCTCCTTAGTTACGTGCGAATCTGAACGACGGCCTACACCTAACAACATCGGGTGCAGTAACACGAAGTACGAAGCCATTGTTAAGATCGCAGTCAGGTTCTAGACCGAGTGAGTATGGTTCCTTGATTCCCTGCTGACTGTGGATGAGGAACTCATCAATCACTGTTAGCACAGTAGGCTCACTAGACCAGTCAGATGCAGCAGTACAACCTGAGGCCATCGCACGACCAGACCACTGCACGATTGTTTCCGACGTGGATGCTGTACCAGGTGCATTCGATGCAAACGTAGCAATACATAGCTCGATGAGAACTGGTTCGTTCGTAGGTGCAGATGCGCCTGATGCATCGAAAGCAATACCGGCCTGCGTAAGTTGCAAACCGAACGATGCACCAGCACGAACACCTAGTACACTTTTCGCAGTAGCCGCAGCGAGTGCCACATCTGCTCCCGCACCTACCGTATAGATAGCTTGTGCCATATCATCTCCTAAACAATGTATGGTGGCTGGATTACATAAGCTGCGAGAACTGCTGGCGGCACGTAGGTATCCACGCCAGACGGTTGAATATCAACGTAAACCTCTGCTGCCTCTATGAACTCCTGGAGTTCTGCGCTTGTCGTTTGAATGTCAACAAGTACGGTTGCAGCCTCGATAAATTCCTGTAGTTCGACGGCACTTGTCTGAATATCGACGTAAGGCGTAGCGGCATCGGTAATCTCACGAAGTTCCGTACCGGATGCTTGAATATCTACATACGGTGTGGCAGTATCAGTAACTTCCCGCGCTTCGGTCGAAGTAACCGACAGCAAAACTGGTACCGTCGCAGCGTCTGTAACCTCGCGCTGTTCGGTACTACTGGCTTGAATATCTACAAGTACTGTGTCAGCATCGGTGTACGTTGCGCCGGCACCTGGCGTGTATGTATCGGAACCGGATGCCTGAATGTCTACATAGACTTCTGCAGTTTCAACCCACTGTGCAATATCTACAGGAACAGACGTAGCAACGAGATAGGCAACGTTAGCCGCGCCTACGTTAGCCGTAGCACTGAATACTCCGGATATCGCATACGTTCCAGCATTGGGTTCAATGCGATACTGCATGACGTATGCGTTAGTATTTGCTACATCGTCGTATTCTGCCGATTCCAACTGTGGGGAGTCCGGTGTATTCGTACCTGTGGTCGATCCGGCAGCAACGAGGCCGATCATAACTGAGCCAGCTTGCATAGCCTGGGTATTGGTACTCCATGCTGTAATACCATTCACCGAAGTTTTAACAGGCGGAGTACCATCAAGCGGACTTGTTGTTTTCATACCTAGTAATGACATACCGGCAATGAACAAACCATTACCAGTAAATCCACCAGGCCATGATGCCGTAAGCGTTGCTCCCGCTGCAAGCCCCACAGGAGCTAAAGCAGAAGCAAACATAATGCGTGTGCCGCCTGTGTCGCCACCGAGTACGTTACGATCAATAGCCCATGTAAGCCCGCCACCGCTTACTGATGACAGAGGCGTCGTATCTCCGTTATCTACGATGCCAAGGACGATAGTTGCACCAGCAGCAACAGGCTGAGTTGTTACTAGTGATATGGCTTGACCAGCACCAGAGAGATTGGTATTAGTACCAAGTGTAAGCTGATCTACTGTGATAACAGCAGGCGCAAACGTACCAACCTGAATGTCGATGCTAACGGTTGCGGAATCAGTAGCCTCAAATACCTCAACGTCGTCAGCTTGAATGTCTACTAAGACAGTAGCACTGTCTAGGTAGTCAGTCCCTACTGGGGCGTCAAGAGGTTCTAGCCGCTGGAGTAATAGCGGCCCTGGCCCTGGTAGGTTAAATCCAATTGGCATTGATTAGTTAAGTGCGTAAATGATCGCCCACTGGGTCGTGAATGAACCAGCGACCGATAATGTCTTTTGGAACGTAAAGAAGTTGTTTACTCGAGGATCAAACAGACACGATGTACCACCGAATGTAATGTTCAACCCGGAGTTAGCAGTAGCTGCGATGCCTGGGCCTGTGAAGGTACCCCCACCAATGATCGTTGAGTTGGCACCTGCTGTTGCACTGATAGTACGTACAACCCAACGTGATTCTAGATACCACGGCCCTGATGGTGCGGACACAGGAACAGTCTGTGCAATAGATGAACCTAGTGTTGTACCCGGAGATGCTGTTCCAAGCGACGGTGCGATTGTTAACGCACCTGATGCACCTGTAGTAATTAGCCCACCAGCTTCAATAGCATAAATCTTTCCAGCCTTGGCATCGTTTGCAAACAGTGGAGTGAAGATCAAACCGCTCCACATATCCACAGCAGAAGTTGCAGTGTTAGCCGCAAGTGCGTCAGCAACAGGAGGATCAATGTATGGTCCATCCTGCAAGTATTGCCTTGCCATATTAAATCCTTTGGTTAGACATTAACGGAACTGGGTTGAACTTAGATACCGGACCGCTTCCTGGACCAACAGCAGCACCTCTACCATCAAACGTCCATGTCGGATTTGGGCCAGTTAAAGTTAAACTACCAATTGAACTAAACGTCGATGGATTAGCACCAATGTCTGTAGGCGTCGTCGAGGTGCATTCAATAAGTAGAGTTGGCTGCCCGCCTGAATTGTTCCACCAGTCGGACGTTTTGTTGTTCACCGACAGTTCTGCACATTGTGCATCGGAAAGGGCAACGCCGGCCCACGCGGCGACAAGAGCAATATACGAACTGCTCGTATGATTGTTGTCACCCATGTAGCCGATACGGAAAGCTCCACTTGATGTTCCGGGGCCAGCACGGTTGCCGCCGTTATTGGCCGACGATGGTGAATGTGTCCATCCAGCGGGAGTAGTTTGATAAACATGGTGGAAACGATCAAGTGCTGCACCACCGGCAGGCCACGTCACAACAATGATGTACCAGCCCGTCGTTGATGAGAAAGTTGGCGTCTCGAACAGGCCGATGATTCCGTCGTCGTCAAAGAGCCTATCCGTGTTGAACGTAAGCGTATGGTACCAATCGCTTAGTGACGTGGTAACAAGCCCTGTTACGTCCTGAGCAGCCGTAGAACTTTGCCGGTTGAACAGAGCGGCGATAGTGCCAGCACCATTCGGCAAGTTGTTAAGTGCAGAACTAATGGGTGTAAACACCCCAAAGGCCGTACCGGGACTAACGTTCTCTAGTGTAGCCATCAGTGAATGATATGTGTTCGGACGCCAATGATTGCTGCGTGTGTAATGTTCCGTGCAGCTAGCTTAGCCACGATACGTTTCCTGTATCCTTTGACGGTTTCGTATGCTAGGTCAATACGCTCTGCTGTTTCATAGGCAGAGTCACCTTCGGCGGCGTAGTACAATATCTCGAGTTCTCGAGGGGTTAGTGGCTTACCCTCCATTACTTCTTCTAGGAGAGTACGCGAGCCATACCGTTGTGCGCTGCTAACGGTCGTAAGAGCCCTCAGGCCATGCCGTTAAGCCATCGTATAACTGGCATTCGGGCATACCGTCAGAGTTATCTGCCTGCCGTAAGCCTGGAACCTGTGTATACCGTGTGCGGCCTCCGGTCGTATCTAAACCCTTCTCGTCATACGAACCGTAGATATCTGTGAAAGAACCGTCACCATGCACAACTACGCCCGGTGACTGCTTACAGAATCTAGGATCGCTACCGTTTGAAGGTGCGAAGTTATACGAACGTGGCGCAATACCAAAGTGTGGGTCAACAGGTGGCGTCGGCGGAATAGGCGGATCAACAGGAGCCTGTTCTGCGAGCCATGCACGATAGCCGAGTTCCCAAGCTACCTTACCGAGGCTACTACCTGGCTGTGTGGTTTTAGCTCCCTGTCGTCTGCGACTTACCTTAGACTTATCGATCTTGTCTACAGTGTCGATATAGCACTGGGCGCTAATCTGTAGATCGTACAATTGCTTGTCGCTGCGCATTATCTCTCCTTAAATAGCGTAAAGGGGACTCCCCGATCGAAGTAGGGAGCCCCCTCTACATTCCCTAGCCCATGCCCCGTAGCTAGGAAACTAACCGGCCTTGATGGTGGCCGTAACCTTTTCGGTATCCCCCACAGCAAACGTACGAGTTGCCGCTGTATCTGCTGCTACGTGCAGGAGGCCTGCGTTAAGGGTCGTACCTTCTGTAATGGCCCAAGAGTTAGCACCGTTGGGCGAAGGTCCAGAACCTGTAAATGCACCGAACGTAACCTGATCTGCCACTGTGGACGAACCACCAGTAGAGAAGGTGTTGTCCAGTGTAGAGGTTCCCCAGTCAACTGAGCCTGTGTTAATGCTCTTTGCGATTGTCTGGCGTGCGTAGCCTGCGGCCGTTGTAGAGCCAATCTCGTTAACGTTGGAACCCGAGACTGTAACGCTCCACACCGAGTTACGGGCCATGTTAGCGCCGGAACCGACGACCGTCGTACTTAAGCCCATTGTCCACGCGGAAGGAGGAGTAACGGTACCCGATGCTCCTAACACGTAATCAGTAATCATTTGGGCCATACGGTTAAATACAATGGTAGCCATTATGCCTTATCCCAACTTGCAGAGAGCTCACGTTCGCTATCCATCTTGAACCTACTGTCGTGCGGGCTTTCTGGCGTAACCATTGGATGATTCAACGCGCTAACTGCTGCTGCAAGGTTCTGTACGTTTACAACGTCAACACCCTTAAGCAAGTCCTTAATACCAGCGTTGACTTCATCCGTAGACATACCGCCTTCGGTGCCATAGTCACCTGGGTGTGACGTGTACACCAGTACTTTAACAATACGTGATGCTGGACCACCCTGCGGTCCGTTTTGTCCGCCTGCCTTTGCTCGGTTATGCTGTTCTGTTACAGCCGCGAGAGCATCCTCGTCGGTGTCATAGTTAGCAACCGAGACTTCTCCATTTTCATAGATGATCTCGTAGTACATGTATTATTTACCTCGTCCCTTCTACGTCGTCTGTCGGTGCTCTGTTGGCTGTTAGGCCAGCATGTTCTGATTCTTCGCTAAATACAATGTCCACAACGGGGATGATGCCGTATGGAACTAAACGCTGTAAAGCCTCTGGCGTACAGTGACGCCCGCTAAGTGCTAATTGCCTGTGTTGCGATGGTGTGTGTTTGCGTGCATGTTTTTGACTCCACTCTCGGCGGAGAATCTCGGCGGCTAATATCACCTCCGCAGTATATTCGTTGTCTGGTACGCGGTTTAGCTCGGGCTGGTAAATAACACCACAGATACGGCAGTACACGTAGTCCCTGGTGGGGACAAAGGAAAAACCGTCATCTGGGCCAAGCCCGATAATAGGACCATTAATAACTAATGGCGGTGCGCTTGGCACTATTCCTCGGTGGGAGTAGCTGAATTAGCAGTAAGCTGCTTGAGCAGATCATCGAGCGTTTCGCCCTTAGCATCAGGGTTAGACGTAACCTTATCGATGATGTACTTAGCAACGCCGAAGCGTACAGCATCCTTGTCGGAATACGTGACTAGATGCACGATGGTATCACATGCATCTAGTGCGGACTTAAGAAACTTCTGCTGAATGGCTTTTGCAACAACGACGGGATCAAGTTCAGGTTCACCATCGCTTGCCTCGCTATGCGTAGTTCTATACTCCGTCTGGAGAGAAGTCTGGAACTTACGTAGCTTCTCGACTTCCTCTGCGAGTTTAGCTTCGTAATCTACCTTATCCATGTTGATAGGATAGGGGGCATCCAAGCTTGTAACAATTGTCACAAAGTACATAACTGATCCCCGAGAGATACACACCTATAATAGCCGGAGATGGCTCCCCGTGGGAGTAAAGTACCTCTTGTCAGTCGAGCACCGCGCGTCACGCGGGATCGGTTGAGCTGGATCGCCGGGGTTGACAGCTCGCGCGATATAGGCTACACTACAAGTGTAGCGTACATACCGCACAACGGGTATCGATGGGGCACGTAAAGCCATCGACTGTGGAAACCTACTCCACGCGGGATTAGCTCCGGTAGCTCTGCTAAGGGGCAGGATGGAGGCAACATGCATCCTCTCGATCAGACTCGTATCCACATGGCCGAGCACTCCTACCCTACACCTACTCGGAACCACCTATCAATGCACAATCGCGAGGCATCCAAACGGAAGTCATACGGTGCCACGCGAGGAAGCGAAGTTAGGTTCGGTATCCGGCTACCGTCAGGTCAGTCAGTCATGGCTCTCACGGATAGCGAGGTTGAGCAGGCACGGAAAGAGGAGCTGACTAACCTTCGCCTCGAAGCTGAGGAACGGAAGGCACGCATCCTCCGCAACGTGCACGCACAGATGGCAGAGACCGATAGCTGGGCAGCCAAGCGATAACACACCTACTCATGCCCCTTATCAGAGCTACTGGATGCAGGCTAGATGGGAGTCCCCATGTACGCATACTTGGTACTCGCAGGAGTCATGGTGCTACTCGGTATCTACCTCATGCTGGCCTTCACCGTCGTGCGCATTGCGCAGGAAGCGTATAACCGCAAGCGCATGGTGCTGAGGATTCAACAGTACACGGACAAGAACTAGCCAATAACAACCCGCCTGCATCGTGGCTCTGCTGAGCTACCGGAAAACGAATCTTCTGTACTGAGACGCTGGCAGCGAAGGAGGCCAATCATGGCTGACATTACTGCCACTGATCCTGCACAGTTGAAGGAACTTCTGACACAGATCGAGGCCATGAAGGCTACCTTCGGTAATCTTCGTAAGCTCGAGGCTGATCGTCCGAAGAAGGGAAAGACACGTGAGGACCTGAAGCAGCTTCAGGACAGTGACTTTCCGCTCATCATTCTGTCCAGGCCCAAGTACACAAACAAGAAGGGCGAGATCAACGAGAGCTCGCTGCGTTCTCAGTTCAAGGCGATGGCGAAGGACATGGAGTTGGATTTCGAGCCTTCGCTGATCGACGATGGTACGAATCTGTACCTCGTCAACCTCGACGCGGAAGATGCGGAGCGAAAGTTCGATGAGTACGTTCTCCGCACCGCTGGCATCGCCGCGAAGGATCTGTACGAAGTCACGTCCGAACTGGACAAGGCAACCAAGTAACTTAAACCCACGAGTTACGTTGCTGGCGTCTTAGTACAGAAGATTCGGAAGGAGGAATATCCATGAAGCGGTGAAGATCGCTGCGTATGTGCTTATACACTTACGCAGCGGTGTTCTACCGGGTAGGGCACCACAGGAAGGAGGTGATCCTGTGGCAATCAATCGTCAGATGTTCGAGGCTGTCTTTAAGATATCTCGGGCAAATCCGGGCGTCGTGTTGGACAAGCAACATTCCAACACTCACGAACTCTTGATTGTGCATCCGACCAAACAGAAGTACTGGATGGTCGAGCACAACGGGAATATTCGTCAGCTAACGACGAACCCGCGATAAGGGCGATAAGCGACCCTCCAGTTTGACACCGGGGAAATACTGGGATACACTGGGGAACACCCGATGGATGCTGGAGGGTCGTTGCCACGATGGTAAATCTTCTGAAAATTAGCAGTCCCGCACCGTCGGTGATAGTCCCCAGTGGGAAACGTTGGGGAGTACCATGTTCCCCAATAATTACACATGGTGTATCATACAGATGAATAGGTATATGAGACGATTGGTGTTCCCTGGAAAACTTGGGGAACATGCTATCGCCTGAATCTCGCGATTGTCGCTTATCTAGTTATGTTCGCAGCATGTCCAACACAGTGCATATAACTAAGCTACCACCATCAGCAGGTAGCTTAGTGGTGTGCACACCAGCGGGTACCACGAACCGTACATTATCGTGGATAGCTGACTGAGCTAGGTGAGGCACTAATGGAGATAGCCATCCAAAAAGCAGGAGTTCGATACCTGCGCAGGTAACTGCGACGGAGCATATCTTCCCAACTAATCAGCCGCCTAGCTCGGTGAGCTACCAATCCAGATAGTTCAGTAATAAATTAGGAAGGAGGTGAATCATGCCCGACTTCGACTCATTCACCAAGGCACTCCGCGCATACTTCGAGATGGATGGTACCTCCACCATCAAGGAGTACAAGGAGCTGTCCGAGCAGGACAAGGTGGAGTATTCCTCCATGCTCAACGCTGCGGGGTTTAAGCACCCCCAGTACGTCGCCAAGTAATTCAGTAACAATGCAGCCTAACGGTGGCTGCATACACGGGAGAAGTTCACAGTTGGGGTAACACTCCCGTGTATGGAGCCATCGCAATACGGTTCCCGTTAAATCCGGTTACGTTAACACCGGACGTGAGGTGTGATGGTGAAGTCATGCTGACCCAAGCCAGGGTACCTAAGCACCCATGACAATGCAAAGCCCTGGCACTAGCAACAAAGCTGGCTAGTATGCTAGGCATGGCATACTAACGTGGCAAGGTGATTAGGTCGGCCACTAATCCTGCCGATTAGTGCGGTTCCCTCCGAAAACAAACTCCACGGATAGCCCCGTGCCTAGCATAGTAGCTAGCCCATCGGGAGGTTACTAAGTGAAACATAGGTTCTACATAGCAGAAGGCAACAAGCATCTCGCATCGATGGATGACAAAGCAGCAGCACTACGGTATGCTGCAAAGCAAGCGCACGTTCGCCAGTCAGTAACAAAAGTATTTCGCTACGACGGTGTGTTCATCAAGTCATTTGATGGTCGTAGTGCCTAGCGTTAGCTAGGCGAGATAGACAATCCGTGAACGACACGAAACATGTAGATAAAATCTCATGCTAGAGTCGTGTGGTGAGGCTGACCCTCATTACCTCGATACCGGTCACTCATGGGTAGATTGTCTATCTCACCCGGCTAACGAGAGGAGGTGAAATAAAATGCCGAAGTACAGCACCGTAGATAAGCAGGTTGCTGAGTTGCGTGAGCTGGCAAACTTCATCGAGAAGGTTGGTGTTACTCTGCCAGATTACTACCTCACTACCACGCTTAACCTCTACCTCACCGCTACTGATTACAAGCGTAATGAGGAGTCCGGTGAGTACGAGACTACCATCAACGAAATCGAGACGAAGCAGAACATCAAGAAGTTCCTCGATGCTGTGGGGTCTTGTGAGAAGGACTACCGCGATGATCGTCTCGTTATCACTAAGCCCTACACATGCAATCCTACGCGCAACATGATCACCGGAACGGTTGATCGTTCAGTCGCTTGCAAGAAGGTTGTGAAGGGACGTAAGTTCATCAAGGAACATCTCGTCCCCTCACGTTTCGAGGATGAGATTGAGTGGGTGTGTGATGAGGGCCTGTCCCTCAAGAAGTTGGTTAGTAACATCTAGGGGGTTCATCACATAGTGTGGTACGCAATAGGCATAGGAACTGTAGTACTTCTGTTCCTGTGCATGATTCACATTCATACAGTTCCACCACCTAAGCGTGGTACCGACATAGATGATGAAGTACGGTATCGCGTGCACAGCCATCGAGATGATTGAGGTTGGTGATGTCTCTCGCAGAGACTTCCACATATATCTTCAAGATCACCTTCACTACATCAACTGGTGAACTGCCTACCGACAATGAAGTAGAGGAAATGGTAGGCGATCAGTTGGAAGGTGAGTTGGACGAAACAACTGGACTATTCCTGGCTAGTTGTGACCTAGTTGGCAGGATCGCAGATGAGAACAACACATGAACTCATCCGATGTAACTGCCACACATGTAAGCGTAACTGGCTAGAAAGATTCTGGCTAATCGTAACATTCAACTTCCCCAATGAAACCATTCCGGAGGAAGATGATGGATAAACTTCCAGAACACTACATCTATCTAGTCACAAGTACGATCAGAAAGATGCGATCGCAGGATTTGCCAGAAGCAATCGCAGAAGCCAAGCAACGCAGAGGAGATGGCTACCGAACGGAGATTATATTCCGGGAGTCAGTACTTGAAAGACGAGGACTGACAGGTAACATGCAAGACCTCCTAGAACTGGAGCGTGATCTACTTCCGTGATTCATAAAGAGAAAGGTAATCATACAGCCTTCTCAGAAGATTGGTTGATAGACAACCTACCTCCTGGTTGGACATATGATTGCCAGACTACAGCACCACAGGGTTTCGTGATCTATCCACCAACGGGTAGTCCACTATTCATTCCGCTTGATCTACTCAAGCGCAATCGCAACAACAAAGAGTTCCGTAAGGTAACGATCGATCAAGCGAGGGAGTATGACCGATCCAATCCTAGAGTTAACAGATACTAAAGCAGAGCAACTGCTCGAGCTTATCTACATCGCAGTTGCAGAGTACACCACTGCAGACATAAGTATTTCAGAGTTCGCAGCAGACGTAGCAATGTCAATGAACAAGACAACCGACAGAGCCGATGAGCTGCGCCAGAAGATCGAGCAGGCAGTAACGTGAAGCAACGTGAGGTAGAGAAAGCACTGTGGAAAATGCGAGAGGTCTACCAGATGAACCAGCCAGTAGAGATAAAGCGAGGTATCGGTAGCCTGCAAGCAGAACGCATAATCTTGCAGGACAAGCTGGATGCAGCCAAAAAGAAATACGCACCGCTAAAGCGTAAGGCAGATGCAGCAGCCAATGCACAGATGCTCGTATACAATGAGATAAGAGAGACAGAACTACTCATCGAGACAATAGACAACGCGATTGAACTACTGAACAGAACATGAACCATCATAAGGACGTAATTAACTTCGGGTACGAGGAGGCCAATCGTATGGCACTTACTAGACCCGATCCGTGGCATGATCTAACCAAATGGCTACGTACCACGACAGGACAGGAATTCTGCGATGAACTTGTGTGGGGTACTGTCGGTAGCGAAACGCTAAACGCCATGCTACGCGAGAACAATATCCCACAGACCTACGACAATCGAACTAAGTTCATCAAACTAGCTAACGATATCATGGCGGACGATGGCGCATGAAACTACAGGCAGTAACAAAACTACCTGCTAGGCCAGAGCGGCCACCATCTCCTACAATGAAGATGCTTCTAGAGTTCATGGAGATGGATACCAAGTACGCAATGATTACCGATACACGTGGAACATCGGGAGCACTCATCAATAATGCTATCTATACCAAGAAACTCCCGATCAAGTTCCACAACAGAGCAACAGGATGGTACCTTGAGCGAACAGATAAATGATGATATCTGGTACCCCAAGTGGCCGCCTAATACACAGCCACGATTTACATACGGACGCCCGACATTCGAGACACACGTAGGTAATTCAGGGCATACGTGGTTAGTGCCAGCAATTACGGTACTGCCGAATCGTGGCGATCATGTGTACGTAACTGCACATGCAGATTGCATGATGCCCGGCAGAGGTTTCGGTGGGCGGACGTTGCACATGCCACTAATCTCAGGTAGTAACTTCGAGCTAAGAGGTGGTTGGCACACTCGCGCCGAGGACTTATACTCGGACACCGACATTGACGTGCAACATTTGCGCCTAACATACGGTGCAGTAGGATTACACCGCACATACACAGGATTAGAATTGGTCGGGCTACTGTATGCTGACCAAGCACCACAGTTAGGCACTACCACCCGTATCGTAGAGCTAGCAAAGTGGCTAGCACATGATCGAAACGAAACGGTGTATTACTCATACCTCAGTGCCGGAGGTGGAGCATCTGCACAAATCAGCCCAGAAGGGAGGTGACGTGAACGCTAACAGCGTATGGAACGGACATGAGTATGCTTACGTGCACATCGTGAGACGAAAGTATTTCCCAGGTAATGCAGTAAGGGTGAAGGTATTATCTAAGAGGGAGGTACAGTCGGGATACAAGACACGTAAGGATACTTATGCAACCGTAACCTTCCCGGATAATCCCGAGAGGGGTGAACGTGAAGTCAACGTGCGTAACCTGTATGACTTCTGGGATAGTTACGTAGATGAGAAGCGACACGTTGTGGAAAAGCGACAGCGTGAGGAAGCTGAACGTAACCGTGTTTGGCAACAGCAGATGGCAGAACGAGCAGAGCGTGATAGACTAGCCCAAGAAAACAAGGCACGGTATAGAGAAAAGCTCCACAGGATTAGGGATGGATTGGCAAGAGAACTCGCAATCGATCCCGAATCTATCCAAGTGAACGAACAATTCGGACACTTCCTGATCTATGCGAAGGAGTTAGAGTTCCTTGCCAAGTAAGAATAACTACCAGGAACTCGAAGCCCAGCGTATCAAGGAGATTGTTCGTGGTGCACGTAACAGTCCCAACAGACAGCATACACCTTGGGTATATCGAGGTGAGATTATGGGACTGTTGGCACTAGCACTCGAGCATAAACAGGATAGACTAATCCTTGATGGTAGAGAGTTCTGTGTTATCTACACCGACGCAGGTGCAAGAGCAACTGTTAGACCTACAAACGGAGACTTTGTACCCTGTGCACATATCATAATTGAGAAGTATCTAGATGAGTGGGAGAGATTCGATGCAGCCACCCGAGTCACCAGACTCCCAAGTGAATCAGTGGAAGGTAACACTTAAACAGCGTTATCCTACCATGAGTGAGGCAAGAGTAAATGAACTGGCCGTGAAGATTGCATGTATGAATCGTGCCGAACGACGTAAGTTCTTCAAGGTCAGCTCACCTAAGTTGCCTCGCAAGCTGGACATTCCATCATGAAAGAACTTTCGGAAGATGAAATCACCAAGTTACTATCCCGTCCCAAGCGTGGTAACTCCAAACGTGGGATAGACCTCAGTATGAGGGAGAACAGAAATCTCCTGGTATGGATCAAGTTACCACATACTCTCGCATTCTGCGCCAACGTCGATTGTCCAGACGATAGACCACGTAAGGTAGCAGAAGGCAATGCCATGTGTACGCTGATAAACGATGAACCTGTGTGTCGTCTCTGCTTCCTGAGTGGATTCGCACTTGACAAACGGGCGGGAGTGTGATACCGTGGCGGTTAGTGAATCACCGCACACCGAGCCGGTAAGTACGGCTCACGGATATTGCATAGCTCTATATGATGCGCTCTCGGCAAAGGCCGACGGCGACACTTTCACTGGTAAGGTTACGGAGGTATATCAGACACTCGGTATCTCAAATCAATACTACTCAAGGATCATTCGAGCGTTAGTAGAAGTTGGATCGATTGAACATGTGCAACGTGGGCATCATAAGCGTCCAACAATCTATCGTCTGATTGATCGACCAACACGTGAACAACTTGAGCAGTATGATTTCCTTACGCCAGGTACTAAGCGTAAGCGAGTGACGGACAAAGAACTTCTCCAAAGGCTTGAGAAACTAGAAAGGAGTACACAAGGCATAGACGTAATTGCAGCATTCACAAATCTAGAGGCTAGAATCAAAGCTCTAGAGAAGAAGCAATCGGGAGGTACATAGACTTGCCCGGTAGACGTAACGCAGCAACACAAACACAAACACCAAATAAGGAGAGAATCACAATGGCATCGACCGAGCTTACCGACGACCTTATCAATTCACTTCTCGCGTCGTCGAAGCAGCGTGGTCAGTACGATACGGAGCTTAAGGCTATCCTTGAGTCCGGTGCTAAGGGTGTGCAGATTGACCTGGAGAACGGTACGTTCGCAGGTAAGAAGGCTCAGTCGGTTAAGACTGGCTTGGACAATGCACGCAAGAAGCTGGACGAGGAAACGCAGGCTCACGTTCGTGTCATCATGCAGGACGAGAAGGTTTTCGTCATCAATCAGGCTAGCTAACTAGTCTGAAAGATAGGGAGCCCTGCTGCGGTGGGGCTCCCTAATACTAGGTACGATAGTGGAGGGCTA